CTTTAGAGGGGAGGCAGCCACACCCTTTTTCTTCTCAGAAAATCATCTGCGAGTCTTACGACCCCGTTTTGCGTGTTTGTACATGATACTTCCTTTTTGTTAGTTAGTGCTAACTTCTAGTATAAGACCGTTGTGTCCTACCACCAGACGTATTTCTAACACCAGTTTGACGATACGTCAAGCCAGGTCCAGATGTTTCTTTTCTCAGCGTGTCAGAGCTCACTCTTGGCTGGTCAGCTCTTGGTTGTGTTTGCGGTCCACCAACATTCTTAGTTGCCATCATGCCTCCTTTTTAGACTCTGACTTGTGACCCTTGGGTGGCTGGGGAGGCTGCTGCGCTTGCTTTTGTTCCATCATTGTCAAGCGAGACAGTAGCTCCTCTTTCATTGGGGGCTCAAGTAACTCTATGAGTGAACGCTTGTCGATAGCTCCAGCCTTATGCAAGTTGAATGCGAGTTGCCTGTTGTCTTCCATGAATATGGGAGAGTTGCTGTGTGCATCCACCTTCACCACAAAATTATTTGTGAACTGCTCTGCTATGAACGTGTGTCCGTCTGAGTCCTTGAAATGTGTGTCATCGTACAACTTCATGGACTTCAAGTAAAGTGTTGCTAATTTCTCTAAAGAGTCCTCGATGACCAGAGCTCTCTTCTTGGTACGACTAGATCCTAGACGAGCCAGTTGAGATGCGTGACCAGCAGAGCGGACACCCGCCTCACCCTTGCCAGAGAGTACGTTTCCAATACCAGATGCCTCTTCAAACATGGCATCTATTTCTCTCAGCTCAGTAAATAGATCTGGTGGCATATTGGGAGCCATCTTCTCTACCTTGGCATTTGGCATATCGGTAGACAGTAATCCCCCCGCACGGTTGAGTGCGAAATTCTTTTCATCTAAGATGCCTGTGAATCCGATCAGAGCCGTTGGAGGGGAAACTTGTTTTGACAAGAGATCTAAGATCTCGGTCATACGTCTATTGCGCAGCTGTTGCAGATACACCAACCGCTGCACTTCACTTGCGCCCCAGTAGTAGTCATATAGCGGGTTAGGGCAAATCTGCACAAATGGCAGCTCACCCTTCATAAACATCTGCTCACCTGGACGGTCATAAATGATCACGTCTGGATCTGCTTTAGTGACAACTCTGTAATCTCTCTCGTCATCATCCCAAATCCACAGCTCGGTCATCTCTACTGTGTCTTCAGCAACTTCAGCTTTGTAGCGATTGCCACCAGCCAAATCCAAATTAACATTACCGTATATAGTAGGGTTAGACTGAGAAATAATAATGCGCTCAAGACCATTCGCAATTTCTGTCCTCTCGTGTGGCATAGAGCCAACTTTTCTCAAGATCTCATCTCTACGAGGGTGCTTGTACAGCCTAGCGTAGAGCTCAGACTTGGTAATGTAGTACTTTTGAATAAGAGCCTCTTGCCTGTCTGTGTAGGTGATGTCCTCTCTCAAAACACCTACAGTACCAGGCTCAACCATGTACGGGTTGACTGAGCCGTTATTCATAATCAACTTGACGTAGGCAGAGTTGTAGACAAGCGACCAAGTGGTGGCTGTAGAAAAAACTTGGTCAGCGTTGCTATTTAGCCACTCATCATTGAGTGCCTTGGTCAAAATAGGGATCTTCTTGTGCTCGTTGTCTGGTACGGATGCACCCAGGTTGATGCTGAACCTGGTGGTCTCGGCTGAGTAGAGGAACGAGGTCAGCTGGTCAATGTGCGGAAAAATCTTGTTGTACAGAGCTGGAGCCTCGTCAGGACCATTACCAAACAGATACCAGTTGCGCAGAGATGCGTAGTCCGTCTTGCGAGATGCAAGAGAGACCTCGCACTTGTAGATGATGTCTCTAAAGAACTCGTCTCTGTCTAGTAATGCCTTGGGTATCTTCATGTTTTGACTTGTAAATTCTCGTGATCAACTAAGGTTCCCTGACCAGCAACGGGCTTGGAGAAGTTCGCAACTTGCGAGGGTAACATTGAGACCGTCTCATCTTTGACGGGCTTAAATTGCCCCTTCATTACAGATCCGAGGCTAATATTACCACCATTGCCCCACATTGCGCCAGAGAGTCTTTGCTGAACAATCTGCTCTTCTTGCATCTTCTGGTTCTGTGCCATTGCCTCACCAGCTTGAGCAAATTCTTTGTCAGAGAGCTTGTTCTTGCGCTTCATGTAACCCGTCTGGTGCTCTCCAGCCTTGGTTGACTTGATGTCGGTCATGTCAAACTCTAGTGCAAGCTGCTTTAAGTTCCTGTCGTTGGACTTGGTCTTCTCCGACTTCATGCCAACTGGCTTGAGGAAGATAACAGAGAGCTCTCCCTTGCAAAACTTCATGGGACACTTAGGTTCCCATGCCTCAAACACACCGTGCTCTGTGCACATATAGTCTTTTAAAACACTCATTTTCACCCCCTTTTTAACAAAATATTGTCGAAATTCGCATAATCGTGCCTGTTTTTCACCCCTAAATTGATCACAATTTGACCATTTTCAACCTTCAAACCAAGGTGTTTTCGCATGGGTAAGACGGGCTCTTTCTTGTAATCAACGTATGTTTCACGGGTAATTTTGCGCATAACTTGCACTTTTCCCTGTTTCCACTCCCTATAAGCCTTGTTGACCCGCTTTTGAACGTACTCAGTCACGGGCTCGTACTCGTTCAAGAAAACATCTTTAAAATGCTGCAGACTTATACCAGCTAGATCAGCGAATAGGCGCAGAGATATGCCTCTATCCTTGTCGGCTGCAAAGAGTTTCATCTGTCTTTTTAGCTCTGACTTAGTGAGGTTGTCCATTATTACCCCCGTAAATACCGATCATCTTCAAGTAGTTACTGACATTCTTGCCCACAGCAATCTGTTCTGGAGTGTAGTCATCTTGCTTTTGGGACATGAGCTTTGTGAGGCGCATACCGATGAGTCTTGGTTGGACTTGCTCTGCCCAGGCGATGGTGGCTAAGGCTGCAGCAATGACTCGGTCATCCTTGCCTCGACCTGGAGCTCCGATGAACCCGTCCTCTCGCACGATGCCCTTCATCTCTTCCAGCAGATCCATGCTGAAGATGCCCATCATGCCCCGCTCAAAATAATCTTTCATGTACGAGAGCATACGTTCTTTGCTACCAGCGGTAGTAACGAATCCGATGGAGTTGGAGAGACCTCCCATCGAGTCCATGCGCCTCCAGATGTAGTTGGACATCGAGCCGAGCACATCAAGGAGACCTCGACCGCTGCCACCTTCCATAGCAGCTGCCAGACGTTTTAGATTTCTGAGCTCGTTGATGACGTTCTGTCCTGGTCCGTTAACTTCAAGGTTGAGCGTACTATTCTTGTATGCTCCAGCGAGGTGCGCAATAACCCAAGCAAACTGGTAAGGGTTAAGTTCTGAGGTTGCAAACTCTGCAACTTGATCAAGTCCATCAGCGTAGACTCGATAGACCTGGATGCAGAATCTATCAGCCCAATCTGAGCTTCCATAGGCTGGATCTGCTCCGATAACGTAATAGGCTGTGTCAACGGGTTGTTGCCATACCCGTAGCGTTGCCAGACGGTCTGTGGACGGTAGACACTCTGTGTCTTGAAAGAGTTGTCCAAAAGCGTATCTGTAGCACTCATACTCGACTCCTTTAGCGTTCTTGGCTGCCTCTGTGCAGCGTGAGTTGGAAAAGAAAGATGTTCCTGTCATTACAAAAGCGTAATCTTCTGTCGGTGGGAACTCCTGGTACATGAGGGTCTCATCGTTGATACCTTCTGCCATCTTCCACCGCCACCAAGCCATTTGACGAGAGTTGACTTCAAACCCGTACAACTTCTTGATTTCTTTCACCCACTCTTTCTCATCTGGCTTGAGCCGTCCGTCCCAGTACACCTTGTACTCTTTTGACTCAGGATCGAGTGAGTAGTACTCGTTGCGCCACCAGCCACAGAAGATTGCTCGTTGTGTACGAGCTCTCTTGGCTGTCTTGTACATATCGTGAAACATATTGAAACCCTGTGCGGTGCTCTCAAACATATAGAGCCTCTCAGGATTTTTCTCGGCAAGAGATGCGACTAGCGATGCCATGCCCTCTTCATTCTTGTAAGAGGCTGTCTCAGTAGAGTGCAAGTACGTGATAGCTTTACCTTGACCCAGTCGAGACTTGTTACCAGCGATCTGGTAAAAGATTCTGGACCTGTTCTTGAGGACCATTTGATTGCGGTTGTGAGCAACCAGAGGAATCTTGTACTCCTTGGGTAGACCTTCAATATACATTCCCAGAGTTGACCTGAACATATCTCTGTTCTCTTCAGTATCAGCGACAAGAGTGCCTTGCCAACCAGGATGAGTAAATTGCCAATACAAATCAAGGGCAAGGCTAACAGTAGTAATGCCCAGCTGCCTACCTTTGAGAATAACGAAAAAATGGACATCATCTTTCAACCCCTGGTCTATTTGCTCCATGACATACGTTTGAGTACCCAGGAGCTTGCCCATTTTCTTGAGCCCTTCCTCCTTGGTCTCGATCTGCAGCTCTGAGCAGAATTTATAGAATCGTTGGAGATTGAAGTTCATAGAGCTCTTTGTATTTGTACATCTGCAATCCGCTGCCAATATCCGCAATCACTTTGGAGTCAGCTGGGGGTTGTTCATTGTTTTGTTGATAGTGGAAAGCAAAGGTGGTTGTGTAGTTCACCGTTGGCTTTAAGGACCTGGCTATACCCGCCCCTTTCTCGACTACGCTCTTCCACAGATACCGATCGTCTACGATGCTGTGCTCTTTAGGCTTTGCCATGAGGGTACGCAGATGAGGGTAGGCTGACCGTGCGAATAGGTAGCAGTTCATATCGTTGAAGTGGTAGCCATCTGACTCGTTGTCCACAGCCATGAATGTGCCATCAGCTCGGAACAAATTGCGAGGACAAGTGACTACTTCTCTCCCAGCCTCTTGCATGACACCCGTCATGATTTGCAAATGATCTGGTTCAAACCAGCAGTCCGCATCCAGCAAGGCTATGGCATCAAACCCCTGAGCAGATGCTACTGCGCATCCTACTGCACGGGGCGCATCTCCGTAGTCACCGCAATGGGGCAAGATGATGTGCTCGTTACCTAGCCAACCGATGTCTCCTCTGGACTTGGGCTCTCCGTCTGCGATCAAAAAGTGCATCAGGTCCTTGTGGGTCTGGTTGCGTACAGAGACGATGTTGCGCCTGAGTACTTCCAGGGGCTCGTTGTAGTAAGGTGTAATGACTGCAATCTTCACTTCATTTCCTCGATGTTCCACTCTGCGATGGTCATTGCAGCATTGGTGTTCTTGGCGCAGCGAATGAGCTCTGCGTAGACGATGTCAGAATATTTTTCTTTCCACTCGGCTGCAAGCCTACGCTTGGCTCCTGGACTAATGCAAGAGAGGGCTCTTTGCATTTCCTTCTTGAGCCTCAATCTTGAGCTGTACAGCTGCTGCTGCATATCCTTGGTTGTATCCATACGCTAATGCCTTACCCATGTTGTTGATCAGTTCTACTCTGTGGATTTCTGAGCACAAAAGAGCCTCTACCAACAAATGGCAATGCTCCCTCAACTCGTCCTCGTTCATCCACAGTAGTTCTACCATCTCAATCCTCGTATCCGTAATGCTTAAACAGATAAAAATACATTAACTTCTCCCATCTCATGCTTGGTCCATTTTTATTCCAGCAGTGACAAAGTTCATATTGATGCCAGTAGTAACAACGCTCTGCCATTTTTATCCAGTAACTAGACCCAAACCTGTTTTTCATTTTGTTCATGCCACTCTCCACACCCGCAACAAGTCACCCTCGGTCTTGCTGGTGAATACATAGCCTGTGCGTTTACTGGCTCTGTAGTTGGCATTCAGTACCTTGGCTCGGTGGATCTTGGGAACCGTAAAACTCTCCCCCACATTCATCTCTTCATAAGGGTACGAATACACCACCCTTGGCTGCGGTGGTGCTTTTCCCTTATCTATCGCTATTATCTGCATATCATCCCCTCAACATATAACGCTATACTACACTAAAAAAAAGACCTATGCAAGTAAGCACTCACATAGGTCTGAACTTTGGAACATTCTCGTTAACAACTGCTTGCCAACAAACCCATTATAGGAGAGAACATGATCCGCACCTACAACCGCTACCACCTGGGAGACAACCTCCACCAGCTCAACTACTTGCGCAGACTAGGTCTACCCGCCACCCACTACTGCCACCAGATCTACCACGACCAGCTGCAGCCACTTTGCGAGGGTACTGAGATCGTCCTCATCGACCTACCAGGTAAACCCAAGGATGCTATCGACACTTGGATAGGGCGAGACAATGCCTTCCAGTCCAGATCAGATGACACCACCTGGTGGTCTTTCTACAAAATGTGGTTTGCCAAGATCTCCGATGACCTGGGTGTTGCCAACCCTATTACCGAGCCAGAGCATTGCCTCTACGACTACCCAGCCCTACTACGGGAGTACCCACCCTACGACTACCTGATCATCAACAGCGTACCCTGTTCTGGGCAACTACCCAGCTACGACCACTTCTGGTTTGTCAGGAAAGTGCAAGCACTTGTAAAGCAAGGTAAGTCTGTGATCACCACCATCCCTACTGGTGAGTGCCCCGCAACCCTGGAGATGGGCATGAGCATATCCGACATAGGTGCGCTCTCTAGACGTGTCTCCCACATCATTGCAGTCGATACAGGACCGATGTGGACCACCTACAACGTGCACAACAAGGACAGCGTACAGTCACGTACCGTCTACAGCACTACGTGCGCTATAGATCTGCTGAACACCGTCACCAAGTCAAAGCTATAAATGGTGAGACGTGCGGGGATCGAACCCACGACCTACAGATTAAAAGTCTGCTGCTCTACCATCTGAGCTAACGTCCCTCCGCTACCAATGTAGTTTAACTGGAAAACCATATATTTTTTTTGGGGTGGGCGAGAAGTGGGGGTCACACCAACACAGGGTCATGCCCCCATGTAAGTAACCGCTCACTCACATACGCAAACGTAAGTGTGTGCTCACTTCCCATGTCCAAATACGTGATCTGATAGGCTGGGACTATCCTGTGCGCATACGATGTGTACCCACTTTATACAACTGGTGTTATGTTAAATACCCAATACGTGAACACGATAGGTTGCCCCTATGGCTTTGTAAGTAAGTACCAACTCACATAACTAAGTTAGTGATGACTAACATAGAGGTACAACCACATAAACTCTTTCTATTTGTGAAAGAGATGTGGTATCCACTTATCTACTCTGTCCCCAATTAAGCTGAACAACAATATGAACATACATATTACGACATGACTATGTATTATCTTATATGGTATGTAATACATAGAATACATAATTATATTATACGTATATAGCAAGAATACAACACACTTATCACAGGATAATCATATAATCTTTATGTGGCTAATTGAGTCACGTATCTAACGGAGTAAACATGAACAAATTACCATACGGCATAGAGGCTGAAGACAAGACGGATAGGATCACTATCGACAGAGCTGACTTTATCGTGTACCTGGGATGTGCGCTGGTGACAGGCATCTTGTTGGGCATTATTGGCTGCAGCCTGTAATCTGTGATATGATTCGCATCAATGTTGTAACGAGCAGTATGAATGGCTTTTTAGAGTCTCCCTTGACCAGTAAAGAACTGGTATCGTTACCAGGGGGGACACTAAAGAGCCATTTTGCTTTTGCAGCATTAAAAACGGGGTTAGACCACCAGACCCTTGAGAATGTAGATCCGACAGACTCAGATAAACGTGTCGAACTTGGCTTGTATCTCCTTAGTCAGCAAACTATCGGGGTAGAGAAAACTGGGGCAAATAGCAATATTTGTAGACTAGATAAACGAGAGGATCACCACTTTTGTGGTTTACCAGGGAATTTCTCTGGTGGCTGAACCTATGGTGATTCGTCAACATAGTGTTCAATACGGGTGACAACGGGTGTTTTTTAAAATTTTAGTGAGGAAATCGGGTCAGACTGGTTATCTTCATGAGGGGAACAAACATGATGCGATTATTGGAACAACGTAGAGTTGAACTACGTAAACTACATACAGATCAACCAGATATTGAGTGGGTATGTAGGCTACGTGAAGTAAACCTCTTGATTAAGAGGTTAAAAGAACATGACAGACGTGTAGAGGCTGCATATAAGGTCATGGATGCACATTTACGCACCTTGCCCATAGTTGCGCCTATGAAAGATATAGGACGTGAGCTGCACGAGTTGGCACAGCTGCTGACAGATATGGATGTCGTTGACTTACAAGTTGAGACTAACCTATCTGATCCCTCACTAAACTTAAAAACCACACCCGTGGCAATATGTGAGAAACCACCCAGGTGGAAGAGCTGGGTAGGGTTGACTGACGAGGATATCTTTGGCATCTTTGGTACATACAGAGGAGATCCTGACTATAACCACGACCAGCTATTACTTGATGCAAGACGTATAGAAACTAAATTAAAGGATAAGAACACATGACTGAAGTTGAATTTCTAAGAAGAGAGTTAGAACGTCAATTAAAAGCGGTTGATGATTTAAACAAAATGGTAAAAGATTTGAGCCAAATAACCTTTGAATCAAAAATGGATAAGTGGTTAAAAGCCAGTAAAGGTAAAGAATGGGTAGGGTTGACTGATGCAGAAATACAAGAGTGTTTACAAGGTTTACCAACACAAACCATTGACGTTTACGTAAGACGTATAGAAGCTAAATTAAAGGAGGTCAACGATTTATAGTAGACTAATCATCTGTGTGTATAATTATCTAATCTTTCTAACGAGGTAAAACATGAAACATAAACTGTGCATAGACTGCAAGTACATAGTGCTTGCAAAGGGTAAGGCTACCCAATTTGCCAAATGTGGCTACAACCGTCCTACATCACTTGTAGACGGTGCTCCAGCTTCAGAAGAGGAACTCCCCTATTGCAGCAATGAGCGCAAGCATAGAGACAGTTGCAATACTGCAGCTCTACATTTTGTAGCAAAGGAGAGCGCAAATGTCTGATTTCTCACCAGCAACAAGAAACGCATCTATGTGGAGCGGTGACTCCCGCAAGATCGCTAACGGCAAAGCCAACGAGGTCATCCTGACAAAGCAAGGCAAGATGGAGATCGAGGACTTGTCCGACAAGGAGTTTGTCCAGATGGGGCACGTCATGGAGCCCGTCATCGCAAGCCTGGCTAGTCAGAAACTGGGTGTAGAGCTCACCAAGATCGAGGAGAGCCTCACCCACAAGAAACACAAATGGATGGCATCACACTTTGACTTTGGAGGTACTGAGAATGGAAAAACAATTCTGGTGGAATGTAAGAACTACGGTGTACATCAGCGTAATCGTTTTGACGATGTTGCTAATAGTGTGCCTTCCCCTGATCTTGCTCAGTTAATCCATGAGGCTGCAGTCTTTGAGATAGACCGCATCTACCTGGCAGTCCTCTTTGGTGGATCTGAGTTTGTCATGTTTCCATTTGACATCACAGACCACCAAAAAGACCAACTCATCCAGCAACTGGCAGTTGTGTGGGGTCACGTCCAGGCTGGAACCACCATGCCACCAGAGTCAGTTGACCAATGCAAGCTCCTATACCCACAGGATGTGCCAGGAACGGTCAAAATGGCATCCCAGAGCGTTGAACAGGCTTGTGCCCTACTCAGGTCTACTAAGGAGCAAATAAAGGCTCTGGAGGCTCAGGAAGAGCAGTTGCAGACTCTGATCCAGGGTTACATGGAGACAGCCTCCAGCTTGCAGTCCATAGACGGTTCAGTCCTGGCTACTTGGAAGAATGCCAAGAACTCTAAACGCTTTGACTCCAAGCTCTTCCAGCAATCCATGCCAGACATTTATGACCAGTTCGTCATGGAAGCTCCTGGCAGCAGACGTTTTCTTATCAAATAACTTCTAACGAGATAAAAAATGACTATTAAAAAGCACAACTTAGGAATATTACTTAATGCAGCACAAGTGGGTGAGATGATCGGATGTAGCGGTACATCTGTGCATAACTATCACACACTTGGCATTTTGCCAACTCCAGCTGATTGCCCTCAGTACAAGAATTCGAGATGGACTTTGCAGTCTATTGAGAAGTTTATTGCACACGGTGGCATCGAGGGAGCAAAGCGTAGACAGATTGAGAACATGAGACAAGCAGCGCAGGAGACACAAGTCTTGCCTACCCAGCAAGACGTTAATGTTGGTGTGTCCCTCAGAGACTACATCGCTGTGGAGGCTATGCAAACACTCATACGGGTGTCAGCAGAGGTAGAGACAGGCAACACCATCAAGTACTTCACCAACCAAGCCTACTGGTGGGCAGATGCCATGCTGCAGTCTAGAGCCCAGGAACAAAAGGAGCTGCCACTATGAAAGCATTTCCCATAATGTATAAGCACCCAACTACTGGGTTAATCGTAGAGCACCAAGGTATGGATCTCAGGGACTACTTTGCTGGTCAAGTGCTACCTGAGTTGATAGGAGGAGCGGGAATGGAAGACATTACAAAAGCTGCTTATAAATGGGCAGATGCAATGATGAAACAAAGAGAGGTTAAAGATGAGTAATCTAGTCGCAATCAATGATATGCAAGTCATGGCTGAAACCCTGGTGAAGTCCAACTTCTACGGGTTCAAGACCAAGGAGCAGCTGTTGGCAGTCATGCTAGTTGCACAGGCTGAGAACAAACACCCAGCCACAGTTGTGCAAGAGTTTGACATCATCCAGGGTAGACCAGCTCTGAAGTCACAGGCACTTCTCGCACGTTTTCAGCAAGCTGGTGGCAAGGTTGAGTGGCACGAGATGACCGACAAGGTATGCTCAGGCACGTTCTCACACCCCGCTGGTGGATCACTACGAGTCGAGTGGACCATAGAGATGGCAAAGGTTGCTGGTCTCTACAGAGACGGATCTGGTTGGTCCAAGTACCCAGCCGATATGCTCAGAGCTCGTGTCATCTCCAGAGCTGTCAGAGCTGTATTTCCTGGCTGTATCCTCGGTCACTACGCAGTTGAGGAAGTCATGGACTTTGATGTCAAGCCAGGCAAAGTGGTTGATATGGGAAAGGTTGAGGAAGTGCTGCAGCCACCCGTTGCCGATGGTGCTTACAACCTCTACATCCCAGATGTGGATGAGCCCTACAGCAATCATCACACCGTTTTAGAGTGGATAAGAGCATATCAAGATCTTGTCTACAAGATCATGTCATCCGTTAAATACACCGCAGAGCAGAAGTTGTCCAAGATCGAGTCATTGTCTGTCGCTAACGAGTTGGTGCAAGTCAACTTCACACCGAAAGAAAGACTAGAGCTGAAAGCAGCAATCGCTGAGTGCGGTGCAGATCCACTTAACAGAAAGCCAACTATACAAGGAGATGAATAATGGCTGCAGGAAATAATTACCCAGAAACACCAGGCAAAGGTGTGATGTATTTCAACCAACCAGAAGACAGAAAGCACGAGTTGGCTCCTGACTTCTCAGGGTTTGTCGTGCTAGAGCTCGACTACAAAGCTGGTGAAAAGGTCTGGCTAGGTGCTTGGGAGAAACCCACCTCCAGAGGCACACGACTTCTGGTTGTCAAAGAAGACAACTGGGTGAAAAAGAAACGTATGGAGGAAGAGGGTAAGACACAGGCATCCAGAGCCGACAGACCCGTCACACCCGCCTACGACAGAAAGAAACGTGACGATGAGGACGTGCCCTTCTGATGGCAAAAGAGTCACCAACATCGAGAACACTTGAGGTCTTGCGAGAGCAAGGCTATACAGTTGCCATCGTTGAGAAGTGGAACCCCCATGCAAGGATACGTCAGGATCTCTTTGGCTTTATAGACATTTTGGCTATCAAACGAGATGAGACCCTGGCTGTCCAGGCTACTGCAAGTGGGGTATCTGATCGTATTAAGAAAATCATGGCAAGCGAGTTGCTGCCAAAAGTGAGGGAAGCAGGATGGAAAATTCAAGTGTGGGGTTGGAGGAAGTCTGCGAAGACAAACAAGTATGTGCTGAGAATCGAAGACATATCGTAGAGCTCATCAACATGAGTATGCAAGATCTGTACGACTTAGCCTACAAACAAGGGTACTCCGATGCTATGACAAAGGCATCTGATCTCGTAAGAGATACTTTTAAAACGGCTAGTGTATAGCAGCTGGGGGGCAAGCCCCCATCGTTAGACAGGGTCTGGCATACATCCTGTAGATACACAGTATGCCAACTAACAACAAACAAGGACTAACATGGCAGATAAGAAAGCAAACATTTTTGTAGCAACTCCTATGTACGGTGGTATGGCTACTGGCTACTACGTACAAAGCCTCTTAATGATGGCTCCTGTACTCTCACAACATGGTCACAACATGGCTTACTCTGCTATGTTTAACGAGTCACTCATCCAGCGTGGACGTAATCTCCTGGCTCACCAGTTCATGCAGCGCAAGGAGTTTACTCACCTTATGTTCATAGATGCTGACATCAAGTTTAATGCTGCAGATGTTCTCAAGATGCTAGATGCCGACAAGGACATTATTGCGGGTATTTATCCTAAGAAAGAGATTAACTGGAACGGGGTCAAGCAAGCAGCAGATGAGGGTGTGCCTGTCGAGCAATGGAGAAACAGGACTGGATCTTTGGTCATCAACTTGAAAGACTATGCGGGTACTGTCACAGTTCCAGCAGATAAGCCAGTTGAGGTCAACTGTGTTGGCACAGGCTTTATGCTCATCAAGCGTGAAACACTAGAGCACATGGCTAAGACACTACCTACATACAACAACGACATCACGTTCACAGATGCGCAGCAGATCACAGATCGCATCACAG